GACCTAAATACCCAATTTATGTGATTAGCAAAGGCAGACCCAAAAGGTGTTTAACTGCCAGAGAGCTAACGGAAATGAATGTTCCATTTTATCTGGTTGTCGAGCCTCAAGAAGAAAACGAATATCAAAGCGAGTGGCCTTCTGCAAATATATTGGTAACGCCATTTTCTAATTTGGGACAAGGTTCAATACCAGTGCGAAATTTTGTGTGGGATCACTCAATTAAAAACAACGACAAGAGGCACTGGATTGTAGATGATAACATTGAAGGTTTTCACAGGTTAAATTTTAACATGAAGCCAAAGGTCACGGACGGAACTATTTTTAGATGTTGTGAGGATTTTACTGAACGATATAAAAATGTGCCTCTTAGCGGAATGAACTATTATAGTTTTTGCAAGAACACGGACAAAGTTCCCCCGTACTATTTAAACACAAGAATTTATAGCTGCATACTTATCCAAAATGATCTGTGTCATAAATGGCGTGGCAAATATAATGAAGACACAGATTTGTCTTTAAGAGTTTTAAAAGATGGGAATTGCACAATTTTGTTTAATGCTTTTCTCTGTGGCAAGGTAACTACAATGAGGATGAAGGGAGGCAACACTGGTGAAGTGTATGAAGACACCGACAACAGGCGAGAGTTTGCTGAGAGCTTGCAAAAACAACACCCTGATGTCGCAACTGTTTCTTGGAAATTTGGTAGGTGGCATCACCACGTTAACTATAAATCGTTTAAGAAAAATAGACTACTAACAGTTGGCAAACCTATAAAGAATAAAATAAATAATTATGGCATGAAATTAATTTAAAAGGGTACGACCTTATGAGATATGAAAAATATGCAGAAGAATTGGCGACACTAGGTTACGATGTAACCCCGCTAAATGGTAAAGTGCCTATTTTAAAAGCATGGCAGACTAGGCCAGAAGCTGCCAAAGATTACGCCAAGCATGGCAACAGCAACATTGGGTTACTATGCGGTGGAATCCACAACATCGTTGCAGTGGACATTGATGTTAAAGACCCAGCAACGGCTGAAACAATTCGTAACATTGCGATTGACCAATTAGGTTTTGCTCCAGAACGAATCGGCAACGCCCCAAAGACGTTGTTTGTTTTTAAATGTTCTGAGCCGTTTTATAAAACCAAAACAGCTATTTATTCGATTAAAGGACAAGATGCCTGCATTGAAATTTTGGCTGAAGGTCAGCAATTTGTAGCCTCTGGAAAACACCCAGACACTAAGAAGAATTATAGTTGGCCTGACGATAGCTTGCTAGATGTTCCACCATTAGCATTAACAACGATTAGCCCATCTGACATCACAGCTTTTATTGCCGTCTGCAACAACACTTTAGCAGAAAAGGGTGAGATTAAAGCAAAGTCATTAAGTAACGGATCGAAGCCACCAGAAAACACAAACTTTGATTTTGCTGAAGATACAAAGATGGCAGATTTAGAAAAGATAGATAATGCGATATGCCATGTTCCTAACAACGACTTACATTATGACGATTGGGTTTATACGGCTCATGCAATAAAAGGTAGTGTTGGGCCAGAAGGTTTGGAACTATTCCACAAATGGTCAAAGCGATCATCCAAGTATGACGCAACAGAAACGGACAGACTTTGGAATAGTATTGGTGAGGTTAAAACGATTGGAGCTGGATCAATCTTTCACATGGCGCAGCAGAATGGTTTTGATCTTACTTGCTTAACACCAAAGAACTTTGGCCCTGATGATCTAGAAGACCAAATAAGCGTCACTGATGACGATATTGAAGGCGATGGTAGTTTTGTGGCATCAAGCGTTGTTGGGCCTCTGCCTGACAGAGAATGGCTGTTAGACCAATGGTTTCCTTATAAGACAACGGGGTTGTTTTTTGGGGCTGGTGGTGTTGGCAAATCTTTATTAATTCACCAGTTTGCTAATTGTGTTGCAATGGGTAAAGATTTCTTTGGTATATCGACAAAGCAGATGCCAGTTATTTGCGTTATGTGTGAAGATGATTCATTGGAGTTAAAGCGTAGGCAACTAGACATTAATAATTGGCTAGGCGTTGCAGAATTTGACGCTGGCCCCGACGATTTAACGCTGTGGCCTAGAGTTGGAAGCGACAATATAATTGTTACTTTTCCAAGCCAAGGTGAAGCAAAGGCGGGTGAATTTTATAAAATACTATGTGATAAGATTAAAGAAATTAAAAAAGATAGAGATGACGTTTTAGTTATTCTTGACACAGCGGCTGATATGTTTGGCGGCAATGAGAATGTCCGTAGAGAAGTAAACACGTTTTGCAAAACCTATTTAGGGTCTTTAACGAAGCAGTTTAATGCTACGGTTATACTTCTAGCGCATCCATCGTTGTCGGGCCTTGCAAGCGGCTCTGGGTTGTCAGGATCAACGGCTTGGGAGAACAGTGTCAGAAGCCGCGCATACTTAGAGAGAGTGAAAGACAGCGACGAATTAAGGGTGTTGTCTAGAAAGAAATCTAACTACTCTGATATTGGTGGCGACAGCGATATTACTCTTATTTGGGATAAAGGTGTAATGGTTATGCCATCGTCACCAGATCAATTGGATAGGATTAATAACACGAAGTTAAAAGAAGATATATTAACTGAAATTGAATCAGCTTGGTGCGATAATACGCCATACAAATCTAATAAATCGCAGGGCAGAATTGTTAAGACGGCATTGCCAAAAGCCTTTTCAAATGAGAAGAAAGGGCCACTATTAAAAGCCTTTAATGACCTAGTAGATGAAGGCAAAATAGTCAACATTGACCGCAAAGGTTTTAGGGTGCAAAAACGATGAAAAACAGGGTTAAGTTATTGATAAATATAAACAATGTTGCTTGCTGTGTAAGGTTTATTGAATATTTGCTTAAAATGCTATGTAACCTATTGAAATATAACGATAATAGCTTGTTGGGTGTAAGGGCTACACAGGAAGGTATATTATTAAGCAATATCAATTACTTAACCTCTACACACAGCAAGGGTATATAAATATACCCCCCCGTGTGGGGCGGTGGGGATATTTCTACCTTATGTCGAAAATAAATAAAGGATTAAAACAATGGCTAAAACAAAAAGACAAAAACCAGATCAGTTTACTAATCATGCTGAATATGGAAATACAATTTCTGATAGCATACATCATGCAATAAAACCACTTGACCGAATTGCAAATCGATACGAATTGAAGTGGGGATGTGATAGATTAATGAGTTTAGTTAGCCCAGAAATCGCATCTAAGTTTGGATCAGCTAAAGCAAAACTAGACCAGGCGATCATTGATAACGATCCTAATGAAGTTGCAAAAAGATCAACGGTGTTAATTAAAGGCTGGGAAAAAATGGATTTGGATGCCACATCATCTGGGGCGCTCCCGCTGAAGCCAAACGTCTGGAGCCACACAACAGGCGATGGTTTTAAATTTGCCGTAGCACAAGGCAACGCAGACGCAATTAAAGCTATACGAACAGACCCAGCTTTGGAAGGTGTCGCTGTTTATTCGTTAGATGAAATTGGACGCATACTTGAAAGCGATAGCATGAAGCTGGTAAACCAAATCAAAGAGGTGTTTCCTGATTCTAAAGTTAAAGCAGTCAACGACGATCTAAACGACGAACTTCCGTTCTAGGATAAAATAATGAGATCAATCGGAATGCACAAAAAAGCACAAAAAGAAACTGATCCAACAGGAAAAACGCTTGGTGAAGATGGGGCCAAAATGGACAATGGAAAAATAGATTTGCTAACTGTTTTGCAACAATTTCCAAACGCATTATCTGAAGTTTCTAAGATTTGTGATTATGGCGCAGTTGAAAAGGGCTACGGATGGGAAGCATGGCGTAGCGTTACGAATGGATTTACGAGGTACAAACGAGCTTTACTAAGACACACAATTAAAGATGGTGTAGACAGTGAATCAAAACTGCTGCACTCTAGCCATGCCGCCTGGAACGCTTTGGCTGTTCTTGAATTTGAATTGAGAAAACTAAAATAATGGGCAAACGATCTGAATTTGAACGGATAAAAAAAGATTTTTATCCAACGCCATACGAAGCGGTTGTTCCATTGTTCCAACATCTAAGCACCGATAAAACGTATCACGAGCCGTGTGCTGGCAACGGTGCATTGATTAATCATTTAGAAGATCATTATTTTACAGTTAAAGGCAAAGGCGACATTGAGCCACAACGGAACGACATCTACCGCATAGATGCAATGGATTTAAATAAGTGCTGCGGTGATGCGTTTGTAACTAACCCGCCTTACAAATGGAATGTATTGGAGCCAATTGTTGAACACCTGTGCAGATTAGCTCCAGCTTGGTTATTACTACCCGCTGACATGATGCACAATAAACGCATGTCAAAGCACATGAAACATTGTGTAACAATCCAATCTATTGGCAGAGTAAAATGGTTTGATAATAAATCAGGAATGGAAAATTCAGCCTGGTATTTGTTTGATGGACAACACAAAGGCCCAACGCAATTTTGTGGCAGGGTAGACAATTGAGATTAATAAGGTTAATAGTAATTACAGATTACCTCTCCGACTACCCAGCGACTGGCCCCCAAGTTTGTCGCTGGGGCTTTTTAAAATAGGAACAAATTTTATGGCTGCACCAAAAGGAAATAAATTCTGGGAAGCCAGAACAAAACACGGGCCGCCAATGAAATACAGCGACCCAGATGTTCTATGGAATGCCTGTGTTGAGTATTTTGAATGGACTGAAAACAACCCGTTGTACGAAAGCAAGGCAATGAATGTAGGCGGTCAAGTGGAGATAGTTAAGATACCAAAAGTGCGGGCTATGACGATTACAAGCCTTTGTCGGTTTCTTGATGTAACTCTAAACACATGGTTGAGCTATCGAGAGACAAAAGATTTATTGCATATCGCTACACGAGCGGATAACGTAATTCGGGATCAAAAGTTTACAGGAGCGGCGGCTGACTTGCTTAACGCCAACATCATTGCACGAGATTTAGGCTTGTCAGAGAAGACTGATAACCAACACACTGGAGATATTAGCTTCAATACATATTTTGAGCCAAAGCCTGATGGACGTTGATTTTACGGTAAGATGGTATCAACAAGATTTTTACAGAGCGCTGGTTGAACAAAAACAAAAACGATTAATTGCCATTGCACATAGACGCTGGGGTAAAGACGAAATTGTTTTAAACGGCTTTCGTGATTTATCTAGGCGCAGAATTGGCACATACTGGCATTGCTTTCCAGAATACTCACAAGCAAGAAAAGCAATCTGGAACGGTGTTAATGGTCACACAGGCAAACGCCGCATTGACGAAGCTTTCCCTCCAGAGATACGCAAACGCATTAACGACAATGATATGTTTATTGAAACTGTTTGGGGATCGACCTGGCAGCTTTTAGGATCTGATCGTTATGACGCAACAGTTGGATCTGGCCCTGTTGGTATAGCTTACTCAGAGTGGGCGTTATGCAACCCAGCGGCTTGGGCTTATCACAAGCCAATGATTGAAGAATCAGATGGCACAGCGGCATTTATTACAACGCCCCGTGGTTCAAACCATGCAAAACGTATGTTTGATCGGGCGGTTAAATCCGACTATTGGTTTGCAGAACTGTCTAGTATTCAAGATACTGGTGCTTTGACACAATTCCAATTAGACGAAAGTTTAGCCGAATATATTGATTTGTATGACGAAGAACTTGGCAGATCACTATTTGAGCAAGAATATTTTTGCAGTTTTGAAGCGGCAATTATTGGATCGTTTTACGGTAGCCATTTGACTAGAGCTAGAAAAGAAGGGCGTATTCTTCCAATTGAATGGGACGAAAATCTGCCAGTAATGACCGTCTGGGATATTGGTTATTCTGACGATACGGTTATATTGTTTGTCCAGGTATTGGCTGGCGAAGTTAGAATTATTGATACATACGATGCAAACGGACGCGACCTAGAGCATTACGCTAAAGTCATTAATGACAAGCCTTGGGCGCTCAATTACGGAAAGCACTGGCTACCGCACGATGCTCAAGCCAAAACGTTGGCGGCTGCGGGCAGATCAGTTTACGAACAATTCACTAAAGACCACGGCTTAAAAAATGTG